GAGTTAGGAAGAGGATATGAGACTCGTAAAAACAAAAACGATCGTAAAAGGAGAAGAAGAGATTAGGAAAAATACTCTTAAAATTTAAAAGGAGGTCTTTGGGTCTCCTTTTTTATTAGAATTAAATAGATATTAAATTACACTAAGTGGGTAGCATTATATGAGGCTAGTGAATCTAATATAAATCAAAAAGAACTCTTTAACAAATAAATAAATAAAAACCAATTATAATGAACTACACTAGAGAACAAATTGAAGCTGCAGTCAAGGCAAAAGGCTACGTCTGGTTTGAGGACGCTGCCAATAAAGGGTACGATGTGAACATCGTTGGTGTTAGAAATAACGCAGCTGCAATAGCGGATAAGGTAACAAATCTATTTGATGATACGATGACTGTATCTTTCAAGGAGAATGGATCATGGAAATTCTATCAGTGGGCGAACACGACTGACCCTGGAAAGAAAGCAATGCTTGAATATCATAATCCAAATGGAGTATTTAGATTGATTCCTGGACAGTATCGTGGAATGTGGCAGATAGGCTTGCACCAAGGAAAGTATGAAGCTCTTCGTCAAGCTAAGCCTTGTAAAGGATGGAGAGACAAGAACAAGGACATGGTTTACAATGAAAGCGCAACGGCTGTTGTTGAGGGAGTTTTTGGAATAAACTGTCACCGTTCGAATCCTACTACTGAGTCAACCTATGTTGAAAACTGGTCAGAGGGCTGTCAGGTATTTAAGAGAGTCAAAGACTTCAATGAATTCATGACGATCATGCGTAAAGCAAGAGACATTCATGGAAACTCATTCAGCTACGCTTTAATTGAGTCAACTGATATAAAATAAAAAAGGAGCGTTAAGCTCCTTTTTTTTACTCAAAATCTTCGAGAGAAATATCATCGAAATCCTCTAGAACTCCGATAACCTCATTTGAGAGAATGACATAATGTTTCTCTCCTCTAAAGTTAAGCTCTATTCCAGCATAACGATTAAAAAGTACTTTGTCTCCTGGAGAAACCTTCATCGGATTGGTTGGAGTTCCGTCTCCGCAGGAAACTACTATTCCAACGTTTGGCTTCTTTACGGCTTTTTCAGGGAGCAGTATTCCTTGCTTGGTTTTGATCTCTTTTTCTCTAGGTTTTACTAGGATTCTTTCGTATAAGGGTTTCATACTAGTGCTAAATTATTTTTTAAATTGTTAAATTCCCTTTGGTTGAAGGGCACGATCTCATAGGTACTGAAGAATTCATCCAAGAGGTTTCTGATTTCGTCTGGAAAAACTTTTACGGAAAGTCGTATTAGCTTAATATTAAAGAGAAGATGCTCTCTAACCTCATCTAATTTATCCTGATCCTTTATTTTGTTAACCATTTTTATCTCATCTACTATTCCTGAAATTAGGCTCTCATCTAAATCGTCTAATAGATCAATCGCTCGATCTCCAAACTTTGTCTGAATCGAATCGATGACCTTTTTTGCTTTTGCTGGTGAGATACTAGTTATCTTTGGAATGTTATCAGACTTATCCCCTAGGAGTATCTTACTTAAAGTCTCATCCACAAAATCCACACGGTGCTCAACATAGTCTTTGCTAGTAAGGTTTGATATTGTCTTCTCAATGGTTGCACCAGTTATGTGAACCTCATTTAATGAGAAGAAGTTATCGACCTCATCATCTGCAGCAGTAGGAATCAATTGAGAAGGAAGAAAGAGTCTCTTGGTTTTTGCCATCTGTTTTGGAGTGATTAGCAAAACGTTTTTATTTAAGTTGCCAGTAAGCTGTTTTAGATCCTGGTCAACTGAATAAATTAGGATGTCTCCTTCTATTACTTCACAAAGGTATGCGATCAAATCATCGCCTTCGGCTCCTTTGAATTTATAATGATTCACACCAGCCCTATCTGCTAGAGCTGGCATGATCACTTGTTGAAAATAATCAAAGAATAGATACTGATGATCGTCGTACTTACGATTTCCTTTGTACTTGAATTCAGTAGGTGCAGAAGAAGTCTTAAAATCTGAATCTTTAAAGAAACGATCGGTATAGTCTTTTCTCCAACTACCTGAATCAAATACTATGTGCACTCTTTCTGGACTTGATGAGATTGGAGCAATTAAAGAATTTAAGTAGGTGAAACAAAAATTCTTAAATGCTACTTTTACGTGATCTTTCAAGATGAAACCTCCATCGCTGAATAGATCATTCACATAATAAGCCTCACCTACTCTCTTATCCTTTTGTGTAAGAGATTTGGTGACGCTTATTGCAATGTTAATGAAGGCATTTCCATCTATTATTAAGTCCATATCGTTTTAGGTTTATTCACCCTCAGTAGGAGCAGGTTTTGAGCTCTTACGAATGGTACGAATAGCAGAAGAGAGAACTTCTGATTCTAAGATGTTAAATGCTCCTTTCGCTTGAGCAAAGTTTGCAGAAGCGATCAAGATGAATATTGCTTGGTTGATATCCATTCCTGAGATAAACTTTTCGTAAGCCTCATCATCAGAGTAAGTTATTGTTCCAAACAAGATGTTCTTAGGAGTTTCAACTGTCTCTTCTTGCTTTTCTAGTGATACTTGGGATTCGTTTTGTTCCATTTCTTAATTTATTTTTTAAAGATCTGAGAATAGAGAATCATACTCGTCATCAGACTCAGTAGAAGATTCAACTACGCTTTCTTTCTCGTCGCTCTTAGAAGAAGTAAACTCAAGGTCTTCATCTACCTTTTGAGTGAAAACGCTTGATTTTTTTATACCACTCATTTTTGAACGAATAAGCTCATTCATTCGAGTGTCTTTACTTTTACCTAAGATCATTTCCAAGATCTCTTTGTGAGGGATCGCAGCAATGACTGCTTCTGCAACTTTTTCAAAAGTCTCGTCATTCCACTCTTGATGATAGTATTCATCCATTTTTGGAGTGTTCTTTGTTAAGAACTCATTGACTAACTTTACTGATTTTTCAGTGTTTTCAACCACCACTTGAGTTTCTCCTATCTTGAACATTAAAGGAGTTACTTCATCCATGAACTTACACTTAGACCAGTCTCTAAATTCCTTAGTCTTTTTTCCAACTACACATAGAAAGTCCTTTCCTTCTAGAAGATGGTATGGATTTACTTTTTTAGTTAATAAAACTCCGTCAACTTCTTCAGGATTTACTAACTGATCGATTAGCATTCCGATTTGGTTTCTAAACTTAAAGATCTTGATTGTTCCCTCAAGATCAGGTCTTTGTGGGTCCTTCTTGATGTAAACAGCAGAATGATAGGTGCTCCATCTAGAAAAATGCTGATCGATTTCCTTTATCAACTCAGGCTCCTCTTTTCTAAGAGAGCGTAGAGTAGATTCAATCGTCCATAGGATTGAAGGTTTCTCAACATTTGATGGACAGTCTACGAATAAGGATTCCTTTGTTAAAGGATTCCAAAATTTAGCGGTGTACTTAATGTACTTTGTTTTGCTCTTATCGAACACGTACGGGATAAATCTAAAAACTGATTTGTACGAGCCGTTGTAGGCATTTGGGTCTGGATCATAGATGTGTGGATCCACTTTCTTACTAGAGGAGGATGATTTTTGTTTTGAAAAACCTTCTTCCGGTAAATCGAAAAAATCTGTCATAATATATGTTTGTTTTTTTAAAATTATACTAAATTTTAGCTTAAAGTTTTTAAAAAATAAAAAAAAATGCCTCAAAAAGAGGCATTTTTACTATATATGTGACAGAAATTAAGCCGTAGCTTTAGCTGAAATCTCATCAGTAAGAGACTGACGAATGTCCTTTGCTTTATTTTGAATTTGAGTCATGTGAGTCTTAGTCACTGGGTGCTTAATTGATTTTCTGATGTCCTGCATCTTTCTTTTAAGTCGGTTCCCCGCGCTCTTTACTCCTTTATCATAGTATTTTGACGCATCATCCTCCGCTGAAGCGATTAAGGAGTCAAGCTGATCAAAAATTGCTGATTTTGCTGCTGCAATCTCCGCTTTAAGTTCTTCGAATTGATTCATTTTGTTAAATTTTTATGATCTTTTACTCAGTTTCACACTAAAGTTTTAAATAGAGTCAATTATTTTCTTTGCTGAAATGGAAAAATTAGCATCTGGATATACTTCTAATGCTTTTGTGATCCACATCACCATTACTTTTTGAAATTCATCATCAGTTATGTATTTTGTTCGTAAGAAAGGAGTTAGATATTCAACAAAGATCTCATCTAGTGGAACTTTTTTATATTTTGATCTAACATACATTCCCTCTATCATGGATTCAATCTCATCGCGTAAAAGAAAATACTTATAGCTTTTCTTAGCATTATCTCTTTCCTTAGGGTGAGAAACATTAACGTTAAATGGATCTCGATTGATTCCCAACTGGTCTAAGTGATTAGTTTCATGAACTAGGATATCAAGAAGCCTAGCATAAAGGTTTTCATAGGACACCGGTTCCCTTTTTGGATCCAATATCATGTGAAAGATTATCCTTGGTATTTTAGTCTTGCTCTTGCTCATCTTTGTGTTAGCGTCAATTGCATAACCGTGATCATCATAATTCAACTTTTCCCAAGAAAGGTCATTAAAGTGTGGATCATCCTTCAGGTTTGGATTAGATTCTCTCCTGATGTTTAAGATCAAGTCAAACATGAAGGGAGTAGTAAATTCCATTCCAGAAAAAGTATGATAGTTTTGGCTCTCTTCCTTAGAAGAATTCCTAATCTTGGCAATAAGATCCATTGCTAGCTTTTTAAGAAACTCTAGGTTGTTTTCCATGCTTTCATTAATAAATTCTGAGAATGATTTTATCATTTTTCCGGAAGTTTTATGAAAGTTACATCGATTTGTTCGGTTGTGGGAACCTTATCGTTTGCATATACGACTTCAACATCGACTTCTTTTTTTCCTATTATGTTGGATGCTACTGCATTTTTTAGTTTTTCAACAAATGACTTATCGTCTTTCGTGACGTTTGTCTTGTCTCCTTTGACTATTTGAGTGATGTTCTTTCTCTTTAATTCAATCTCAGAAGGATTTAATTCTAACTTATCAGTTGAAATTATGTTAGATGATGCCCATTTTTCTAGCTCAGGAAGAGTGATGGAATAACATGGGTACTTAGCAATTATGCTTCCATCAGGATACTTTCTGCTAGGGACAGATGCGTCATCAACATTTACCAAGAATATAAATTTGTATCTCTCAACCTTTGGCGCAGGAGCAGCTCCTCCTGGAGCACCTGGCATCCCGCCCATCATGTCTTGCTCTAGGAGAAAATTAGAATACGTCTTGATGTGTTTAGTCCCCATCTTCCTCAGTTTTTTCTTTTTTAATTACTCCAGATACCTGTTGTTTAAATTGAGAAAGATTTAATGATCTATCAAATTTTGAAGCTTCCTTCCTTTCAATAGGATCTATTTTGATAGAATAAACGATTCCTTCTTTGTCTTTCATGACGGATAAAACTTTACATCGATGTCCTCTATGTAATACGATATCGCCTTTTACTATGGAATTAAATTCATCCTCTTTGCTTTCGTTTATGAACTGGTTGAAATTATTCAGCATGAAAATGGATTTTTTATTATTTATCTAAACAAAAAGAGCAATAGTTTCCTATTGCTCGTAATTAAGAGTAGTCTCTTTTATTTTTTCTTCTGCCAGCTTAGAGAAGTAGAATCTTTTTTGATCGGCCCTCCTGCAGCCCAAGTATAACAGGTCCTAGCTGAGTGACACTTGAAGTCATGCATCCAACAGTATCCAAGACGACCGTCCTTGTCTTCTAGCTTTCCAGGCATACACTTATCCATCCTAGGAGAGATATCAAATGCTGCACAGTTTCCACAAGTTGATTTTTTAGCAACCTTTACAGTAGTCTTCCAGTGTTCAGCTATGTGCTCCCAATATCCCTCATCAGAAAGGTTTAGTGGGCCGTATTCGATGTGCTCAGCTTTGATCGCGTGGTTACGATTTTTAGTATTTAACTTTAAATCTTTTGCCGCTCTTGGACAAGCGTCTGCTGATTTTGCCTCATTTACGAATTGGTTAAAGTCATTTAGTATCATATCTTATTGCATTACGGCTGCCATGTGATTGTTGGCTTTTTTACGAGTAGGATGACAGGCTACGCTCTTCATCTTGATCTTGCCAGACCTGGTTCTACGAGTAGCTCCAAGTCGCTCACCAGGCTTCTTGTTTTTCTTTAATACTTTGTCATCTATATACACACAATATCTGTTTCCGACCTTTCTAACGTCCTCAAATAGCTCATTATATGTCATGATGTATTTCATATAGATTTATTTATCCATCGCAAGCTAAACAATCTGTCATTGCTCTAGCTGCGATATCTCCGCGTAAGACTGACTCAGTTCGCATGTAGTACAGAGTCTTGATTCCAGCATTGTATGCTTCTAAGTGGACCTGATTAATAAACTTGGGTTCAGCTTCACTTGGGAAAGCAAGATTTAAGGAAACTGCCTGATCGATGTACTGTTGACGAACTCCCGCTTGTCTAACTAATTCTAATTGATTTATTTCCTTGAAAGTTAGATATACTTCTTTAAGATCAATGTAGTTTGCTTGTTCTACCTCTGAAAGTTTTGACCACTTACTGACCGTTATAGGAAAGCCAAGCTCTCCTAGTTTTACTTTGTAATTGTCCATGAAGTCCAACCCTTGAACAGAACCACCATCGGCTAGGATCTGATCCCAAACTTCTTTGGTATTATGGCCTATTTTTTCTAGTACCTTCTCTAGGGAAGGATTCTTACGAATGAATGTACCCTTAGCCGTCTGTTCAGTAAATACGTTTGCTGCCCATGGCTCGATTCCAGCTGAAACATTTCCTGCTAATTTAGAGTTAGAAACAGTAGGTGCGATCGCTCTTAAGTGAGAGTTTCTCATGCCTGTCCCAACACACCATAGGGGTTCACCGAACTCTTTAGCCAGGTCTCGACTCGCTCTTTCGCTCTCAATCTTGAGCTGTGAAAATATCTTTCTGGTCTCAAACTGAGCCGTTAGGGAATCGAATGGAATATTCTTATTTTGTAAGTAGGTATGCCAGCCTAGGACACCTAATCCTAGCGCTCTACCCTTTTCTGCAGATCTTACTGAGTTCTCAAATCCTCTCATGTATTTTGATCGATGGATGAATTCTTCTAGTACACCATCCAAGAACCAAGTAGCAGTATAGATCAGGTCAGTGTCTTTCCACTCCTCGTATTTAGCTAAGTTAAGAGAAGAGAGACAACAAACGAATGAGTGATTCTCATCAGTATGCAGAGTGATCTCCGAACAGATATTGGTCATGTATACCTTAAGTCCGTTCTTTTTGTATGCTTCTGGGTTCTGACGATTCACGTTACCTTTATACATGATGTAAGGCTCACCAGTCGCCTTTCTTTTTCTGATAACTGCGGTCCATCGACGACGTGCTTCCTTGTCTCCCTGTTCAAGTTTTTGCATGAAATCGTCTGAAACCACCACACATTGGTGTAGGTTTAAACACTGACGATTGATCTCTCCTTTAGGTTCTCTAATCTCTAGCCATTCCCAAAAGTCTCCATGCTCGATATCTATGTTTACTGAGGCAGCACCTCTTCTTACGTTACCTTGGTTGGTTGCTAAAACCGATGAATCATAGATCTTACAGAAAGGAACGATTCCATCAGAGGTACCGTTTTGTGAGATTGTTGAACCTGCAGGTCTCACTTGATTTATTCCAATACCTACTCCTCCGCCGTGCTTTGCAAGTAACATTAACTCAAGATTCTTTCCACCTATGTCCGCAATGGAGTCGGCAACATCTATTCCAAAACAAGAAATGGGTAGACCTCTTTCTGTGCCAGTATTTGAGAATACTGGGGTTGCGAGATTCAACCAACCTCGCCACATGTAATCAAAGAACTTGGAAGCAAGTTCAGGCTTTCTTAATCTCTTGGCAACTGCGCTTGCTACTCTCCAGTAGGCATCCTTAGGCGTCTCTCCCTCTAGAAGATAACCTTTAGAAACCGTCTTAA